TGAGATCGAGTTGGGAGACAAAATTTGCCATCTGGTGTGATAAAAATCCAGCTGTTGTCAAATGGAGTTCAGAAGAAACAGTAGTGCCGTATATATCACCAGTAGATAACAGAGCACATAGATACTTTATTGATTTTAAAATACAAGTTTGTACAAATGAAGGAAAATTGAAAACGTATCTAGTAGAAATTAAACCAGATATACAGACCAGACCTCCGCAAGCACCTACACGAAAGACTAAAAGATATATTCAAGAAGTCATGACTTGGGGTGTAAATGATGCTAAGTGGAATGCTGCTAAAACATATGCGCTAGATAGAGGTTGGGAATTTATAATATTGACCGAAAATCATTTAGGAATAAAATGACAAGTATGCTAGATGTATTTGAGAAACACAAATACGACCCATCAATTGTAACTAAGTCTAGAACTTGGTTTAGACAGCAAGCTACGCTTCTTAGAAAAGAAGGCGTTAATCCTAATCGTGTTTATCAAAATTCAGGCACTGTAGTTGGAAATGTAAAGCCTGGAAATTTATATATGTTCTTCTATGACCCAAAGACGAAAGCAGATCTTCCACATTATGATGTATTTCCTTTAGTTTTTCCATTTCAGAAAACTGAAAATGGTTTTATTGGTCTCAATATGCATTACCTATCTTATAGATTTAGAATAGTATTGCTTGACAATCTTTTGAAATTTAAAAACACTAAAGGCATTGACGAAAATACAAAATTGAGATATTCTTGGGCAATGATTAAAAGTATGTCTAAACATAGATTAGCTGAACATTGCGTTAAGAGTTATCTCACAGATCATCTAGTAACACAGATGAAGATCATAACACCAACAAATTGGACAACAGCAATGATGTTACCTGTAGAAAGCTTTAAGAAAGAATCAGCTGCTACTGTTTGGAAAAAGAGCGGAGGCTTATAATGTCAGCACCAACTTTAAATGACTTCATAGCACAAATAAAAAAAGGTGGACTTGCTCGTCAAAATAGATTTACAGTTTCTATTGGCGGCGGAACAAATACAAATGGAAGATTAGTTGAATTGTTTTGTGAACAAGCTGAACTTCCAAGTTTATCATTTTCTTCAGCAGGCGTAAAAACATATGGGGAAAGCCGTGAAGTCGTGTATGATAGAAACTTTGAAGCAATAACACTTTCATTTCTAGTAGATAAAAACATGGAAGTAAAAGCTTACTTTGATAATTGGATGAATAGTGTTATCAATCCTCAAAGTCGTAATGCAGAATATTATGATTCATACGTTCGAATTATAACTATATCAATTCAGGATACTAAAGATAATGATACTTATAAAAGTGTGTTAGTGGAAGCATATCCTAAAACTATTGCATCTATATCTTTAGATAATAATTCTAGAGATGTAATGAAACTTCAGGTTTCATTTAATTATAAGTATCATTACAATTATCCAGTATCAACTAGTCGTGGAGAATCTGATGCAAAAAGTCAATTTGGATTTGACTTACCAGATCCATATAAGATATCTAGACAATTGGGTAATTATTTAAAAGGAAGTATTTCAAATGCTATGCCAGGAGCTGATCTTTATTTTTCAAATTTTAGTCAATATCAAGAAAAATTAAATGATAGTTTATCTGTCACTAGAGCACTTGAACGACAAAGTTTTACAACAGGAACTGGATCTACATTAGGAATATAATGATTGATGATAATTTGAGTCAGATTTTCGATGTAGCACCACTTGATAATAAGCCTATGGCTATTTCACAACCTGTTGTACAAGTTAATCATGCGTTAGAAAATGATTTTGAAGTAACAAGAAGTAACTTACATTCACTATTAGCTCAAGGACAAGATGCTTTATTTCATGCTCTTGAAGTTGCAAAACAAAGTGAACATCCACGGGCATTTGAAGTTGTTGGAGGATTAGTAAAACACTTATCCGATATTAATGGTCAGCTTTTAGATCTACATAAGAAAAAGCAAACTATTGAAGCTCCAACAAAGGGAGAAGCTACAACAGTTACAAATAATGCTATATTTGTTGGTAATACTAGCGAACTTAGTAAAATGTTAAATGATTTGAGAAAAGGAAAATAATTATGGCTTTGCCAATAGCATCCACACCGTTATATAAACTAACAATCCCTTCACTAAAGAAAAGTGTAAAATTTAGACCATTCTTTGTAAGAGAAGAAAAAGCTTTACTTATTGCTCAGCAGAGTGAAGATTCAGATACAATGATTGATACATTAAAAAGTGTAATTGAATCATGTATTGTAGATAAAATAAAAGTAGATGATCTTGCAGTATTTGATATTGAATATATCTTTACACAACTAAGAGCACGATCTGTTGGAGAAATGATCGAATTAGTTTTAAAATGTGATACTTGCACAGATGCTAAAGCATCTGTTTTATATAACATTGATCTTACAAAAGTTAATGTAACTATATCTGAAGATCATAATAAAACTATTCCATTATTTGATGATGTTGGTGTTATTATGAAATATCCTTCTTTAGATATACTAAAGAAAATGGAGAAACTTGATACTACTGATATTGATACAGTATTCGATATTATTTGTTCATGTATTGATTCAGTGTATAATTCTGAAGAAATGTTTCATACAAAAGATCAGAAACGAGAAGAAGTTGAAGAATTTGTAAATAATTTGACACAAGAACAATTTGTAAAATTGCAAAAGTTTTTTGATACTATGCCAAAACTTGAAGAACGTGTAAAATATACATGTCCAATATGTAATAAGAATCATGAAAAATATATTCAAGGCCTCGAATCTTTTTTCTAATTTGCTTATATCATGATAGTCTGCAGAACTTTTATAAAATGAACTTTGCGTTGATGCAGTACCACAAATATAGTCTTGGGGAAATTGAGAACATGATACCCTTTGAACGTGAAATTTATATAGCTATGCTTATTCAATTTTTGGAAGAAGAAAAACAGAGATTAGAATCTCAGAAGAGTAGATAAAATGGCAAAAAGAACAGGTAATAGTTCAGTAAATTCAAGCATCAGACAAGGCACTACAGCTGCAACTGAAGGCTTTTCACAATTACTTGAATTACAAAAACTTTCAAATGAGCATTTAGATTCTATTAGAGAAGTGCTAGGTGCTTCTCTTCTTGCTCAAAGAGTTGACACTCTTGAACAAAAATCTGTTGAAAAAGAAAATGCTAAGCAAGAAAAAGAACTCGAAGATGTTGATAAAGTTCTTAGAGATTCTTTAAAAGTTCAACAACAACTTCTATCTGCACAAAATGCTGCATCTATAGCAATATCAACTACAATAAAAACCTTTAAAAGCTTTGGAGATAAATTCCAAGACTTTAAAGCAAGCATGCGCGAAAATTTTAGTAGTGTAAGTCGTGCATTACTATCTACTAAAATTATTAAACCTGGCGGAATGGTAGATAAATTATTAGGTGTTAGCAAGCGTGCTGCAAGTAATGATTTTGTTGAACGTCAGAAATTATTAGGTTCAACAAAATCTAAGTCAGAATTGCGTCAGGATTATAAAGAAGCTTCACGAGTTTCCAAAGATATACAAAAAACTGATTCTGATATTGAAGTGTTTAAGCGTAAAACTGGTCTCAATGAAGAACAGATGTCGAACACTAAAGTTGGTAAAGATTTGTTAGATCGTAAAGCTAATTTAGGTAATCAATATAGCAAACATGATTTAGCTGCACAAGTTGCTAAAGATTCCATTGGAGATTCTCGAGGACAAAATATATCTGAAGAAGATAAGAATGAAAGTATTAAGCGTCAAGAAGAACAGACAGATGTATTAAACCAAATTGCAGAAAATACTAAAGGCGGTCATGATTTAAAACAAGCCAAAGGTGGAGAAGATGGTGGTGGAAAAGGCATGTGGGCTTCAGCTGCTGCAGGAATTGGCTTAATGGGATCTGCTTTAGCAAAATTAGGTAAAGGCATTGGAACAGGTCTTGCTAAAATTCTTCAGGGAGTAGCGCGTGGATTTGCGTACTTCTTTAATCCAGCTACATTAGTAGGAATGGGTGCTTTCACTCTTGCAGCTCTTGGGATTGGTAAAGCTCTTGAGATGGCAGCACCATTCATTGAAGCATTTGCTCCAGTACTAATTAAAGTTGCTGACGTTATTCAAACAGTGTTTATGGGAGCTATTGAAAAGATTCCAGAGATCATAACAGCAATTGGTGATGTGATCTATAAAGTTATTAATGGAATTTCAGATGCAATTACTGGAGTTATTAATGCAGTAGTAACTTCAGTAGAAAGATTAGCTGCTGTTGATGGTAGTAATCTACTTCAAGTTGGAGCAGGTTTGTTATCAATTGGTGCAGGTCTTGCAGCATTTGGCGCTGGTACTGCTCTTGCTGGTGTAGGTAACTTAGTTGGAGGATTATTAAGTGCAGCATCTGGACAAAAGTCTCCAATTGAGCAACTTGAACAGATTGCAAAGCTTGGACCTGGTTTACAACAAGCTGGTCTTGGAATTGAAAAGCTAAGTGCTGGTCTTTCCGGATTTAGTTCAACTGATGGAAGTAAAGTTGCTAATATGTCAAGTCAGGCGTCAGCAATGAAAGAATCTGCAAGTAATGTATCGAGCACTGTTATAGCTCCATCTGTGACTAATAATACCAAGCAAACTCAGGTTGCTAAAATCGATGCACCGGTTAGAAGCACTGACTCTTCAGTAGATAATTACTTCTCAAGTAGAGCCAGATTCATATAATCTTCCGTCCCAGACAACTTCACCACTATCATTTCTTACGATCTGATAGCGGTATAAGTCTAACTCCCACATTTCACATGTGCGTTTAATTTGTTCTACACCAAGCGATAGAACTTTAAATTCTCCGGCCTTTGCGCCATCTTTAAGTACTGTATAAAATATAGTCTTACCATCTTCTTGCATATTTTCTCCAACTAAAAAGGAGGCCGAAGCCTCCTTTATCTATCTACATTTTACGTAGATTATTCTTCCATAGCAATCTTCTTAAAGTAGCTCAATGCTTCTTCATCGCTGTCATCAGATGAAGCAATACTTACTTTAGACTTTGCAGGAGTTGCCTTAACTTGACGAACTGGCTCGTCATCATCAGACATAGATGCTGCAGAAGGAGCATTGTTACTACTACCTTCGAGAACAGATGCCATTTTACGTGCTAATTCTTCATAGGTCTTGAAGTTCTTCTTATCGAGGAACTCAGCAAGCTTATGTTGAGAATTTGCAATAGCAAGAATTTCTTCTTCACTATCAGCAACTGGAGATGGTTCTTGAAATGCAGATTGGTCATAG